CTTGCCGATAACGATGCCGGGCTTGGCACAGTGGATGTTCACACGGATCCGGGAGGCGTCGCGCTCGATCTCGATCCTGGCGATGCCGGCGGCATACAGCGTTTTCTTCAGGTATTTGCGCAGATTATAATCCGCGACGATGGTGTCGCCGATCTGATTCTTCTTGACGAACCAGCGGGAATCCCAGTCTTTGATCACGCCGACGCGCAGGCCGTGGGGATTGACTTTCTGTCCCATAAAATGTCCTCCTCCTCGCTTATTCCTTTTCCTTGAGCACAAGGGTGATGTGGCTGGTCCTCTTATTGATGCGGTACGCGCGACCCTGAGCTCTCGGACGGATACGCTTGAGAATGGGGCCGGGGCAGGCGAAGCACTCGGCGTTTCTAAGCACGCAGAGGGCGGTCGTATAGAAGGCTCAAATTTGAGCGATATGGTATCAGACCATAATTTATTCACTGAGGCGACAAGAAACGCATCCTATGGCTATAACGAAACCACAGAAGGTAATTATGAGGACAACTCAGCAGAAACATTTGCTCCGGTAAGTTCAGAGGTTCCGACCTCTACACCACAGACCGGTCCGATCAGTGTAAATGTTGCGGTAAGCCCGAATTTCCAAATCGAGGCAAAGGAAGGTCAGAGCGAGGAAGATATTGTTGCCGTAATCAGAAGGCACTTAGGCGAGATCGCAGACGAACTTGGCGGAAACATCGCCGACAAGTTGAGTGAGGTATTCGCCAATATGCCAGTATCAAGCACGAAAGGAGCGTAGGCGATGGATATTAAACTGATTCCGGTGGAAAAGGGTTCAAAGTTTACGTTCCCGGCTCTACCCGAAAAGGTACAGGGCAAATATGCAGCCAAGTACCAAAGTTTTGACATCATCTCCCTGGGTACCGTAAAGGTACCTAAGGGGACGGATGTTTCAGAGTTTTCGTGGGACGGTGTATTTTTCGGAGCGTCAAAGAAGAATGAGGCAATCGTCAAAACGAATGCCTGGAAAAGTCCAAACGAGTGTGTGAAAATTCTGAATGACTATATGTTGAATGAGACAGTGCTTACATTGATCGTAACGGAAACGTGGATAAACGTGGATGTTACGATTTCTTCATTTCAGCCGAGACCGGTTGGAGCGTATGGCAATGTCGAGTATTCCATTACGTTTGTGCAGAAGAAACCGCTGAAAATCTACAGCACAAATGAACTGAAAATTGCGGCGTTTGTAAGGAAAACGAAGCCGAGAGCCAGTTCATCATCGAGCGGAGGCAATTATACAGTAGTCTCCGGAGATACGCTGTGGGGTATCGCCTCAAAGAAAATGGGAAGCGGCACCAAGTGGACGAAAATTTACGACGCAAACAAGGATACGATAGAGTCCACAGCAAAGAAACACGGAAAGAGCAGTTCGGATCACGGCCACTGGATATGGCCGGGAGAAGTCCTGACAATCCCGGGATAGGAGGCACGCTATGATTGATTTGGCGAAAATCCAGTACCGGGTCGTGGTTATGGACGAAAGCAAGAACCAGTACAACATTAAGGAGTACATTGAAAACCTCGGATGGGAAGAGAACGACGGCGAGTTATCCGTCAGAACCTCATTTGTGGCGAAGAATGATAAGACATCCAAGGGTTATCTGTCGAAGATAATCAAGCCGGGGTGCCTGGTCGGAGTATTCGCAACAGACGGCGCTTCCCAGGACGAGGAAGTAGCACGAGGGTACGTGGAAACGTGGAATCCGGTTGAAAAGAGCGGAGGACATACGCTGAAATGCACCTGCTACGACGAGCTTTACAAGCTGCAGAAGAGCCAGGACAACAGATATTTCCCTTCCGGAACTGGCACAAAGTCGGCGATAGAAGGGATTTTTGATGATTGGGAGATACCGCAGGGATCATATCAAGGACCGAATGCTTCACACGGTAAAACAGTGGAGAATAATAAGTATCTGTCAGACATTATCATCAATCTGCTGGATGATGCAGCGAAGAAAGGCGAGGAGCAATGCTTTGTGCAGGCCAGGAAGGGCAAGACATCTGTTATTCCGAGAGGAAGCAATAAGACGGTGTATGTATTCCGGACAGATAATACGCAGATGTTCAGTCAGAGCATAAGTACAGCAGATATGATTACCAGGGTTAAGGTTGTAGGGCAGGCAGACGATGATGGAAGAACCAGCGTTGAAGCCACGGTAAACGGCGAAACAAAGTACGGTATTCGTCAGAGAATTTATACGAGAGGCAAGGACGAAAGCCTTGCGGACGCTAAATCTGCAGCGCAGGAAATCTTAGACGATGAAGGAAAAATCAAGAAGGAGATCAAAGTGCAGTCCCCGGATGTTCCGTTTGTCCGAAAAGGTGACCTGGTGTATGTAATGAGCGAACTGGCCCAGTCGTATTACTACGTGAAGGGCATCCAGCACACGGCAGACACCTACAGCATGACGATGGATTTGGAGCTTGCAGAACCAAAGAAGGAAAAGGCAAGCTCTGAGAAAAAGAAAGATTACAACGTGGGCGACATCGTGAATTTCCACGGCGGAACCCATTACGTGAGCAGCTACCCAGGCTCAAAAGGCTACAAAGCCAGGGCAGGAAAAGCAAAGATTACGATTAAGAACGGTTCCGGAAAAGCGCACCCTTGGCATCTGATCCACACGGACAGCGGAAGCAATGTGTACGGGTGGGTTGATGACGGAACCTTTGATTAAAGGCAGGTGATATAGATGGACCAATTTGACGGACACCCAGGAACAGCAAAACTGGCACAGGTGTTAGATAGGCGAACCTCGCAGAAAACAGAGTCTCCGTTGACTTTGGACTTTGGAGAAATCCAGGCGAACGGAAGTTTGAAAACGAACACATTCCCGGTGCCGATACCGAAGGGAGACTACACGATCTGCAGGCTGGCTGCAGGATTAACACTTTCAACCTCGGAACAGAGCTGGCTCAACAAAGCGCCGTCGGGTGTTCCTCTTCACAGCCACAGTGTAACGATACCGGCAGTGAAAGCAGGAGATCGAGTGCTGGTTGCCTGGATTCAGAGTGAAGCAGTCGTAATCGATGTGATCGAGAAATCATAAAGGAGGCGAGGCAAATGTCACAGCCACTATTTCCGGTTGTTGAGGTACCGGATTTTATCTCGGAGGACAGCCAGTACGACACTCAGTACAAAAGGAGTATGAAGTGGGACCCGGAACTGGGAGACTTCGTGAGAGATGGGGCGCACCGGATCAAGGAATGCGATGGCAAAGAAGCCTTCGCCATTTGGTGTTTTAAGATTGCACAGACAGAGCGGTACCGCTGTTTGGCGTACCCCGATTCAATCGGTACCGAGATGGAACGTGCCATGGATAATGACGATGAAAAAACTGTCGAGTCTATGGTGGAAAGAACAATCACAGATGCGATTATGGTAAATCCCAGGGCAGAAAATGTCCGGGATTTTCAATTTACCTGGGAAGGCGATCAGATGCACGTAACCTTCAAGGTAAAGGGTAGCAACTGGGATGAAGAAATAGAGATTAGCTTGTAAAGGAGGCGGAGAGTATGCAGCCGGAATTTAACAGACCGGAGTTCCTGGAAGGAAACTCGGCAGAGGAAATTCACGAGCGAATGATGAACAACTTGCCGGACGACATCGACGATATGCCGGGTGGTTTTCCGTATGATATGACAATGCCTGCAGCATTGGAAAAAGACGAAATTATCAATTTCCATATCGTAAGGGCACTGATGATTGCGTTTCCGGAATATGCCTGGGATGAATGGCTAGACCTTCACGGTCGCCAGGTGCATCTTACAAGGCACGAAGCGGAACCGGCTTTTGGCTATGTGAAAATCACAGCTGCAGAAGGAACCGAGATTTTATCCGGAACGGTATTCTGTACGGCGGCAACCGAAACCGGCCCGTCGATTGAGTATGCCACCACAGAGGATGCGGTTGTTGGAAGCGAAAGATCAGTGCTTATACCGGTATCAGCGGTTGAAGCAGGCACAGGTTCTAATGTAGCGGCGAATACGGTCGTGCTGATGATGGTACCCGATAAGAATGTGACCGAGATTAACAATCCGGAGCCTATTCGTGGCGGTACTGAAAGAGAGACAGACGATGATTTTTACGACAGGATCGCCGCAGAGTACGACAACAGCATGACCTACCTGGGGAACGATACGGACTATAAGAGATGGGCGAAGCAGGCAGGAGCAGGAGATGCGATAGTTATTCCTGTTTGGAATGGTCCTGGCACGGTGAAACTGGTGCTGGTAGACGGAAACGGAAAACCAGCCAATGCAAAGCTAGTGCAGGATGTGTATAACTACATCGTTTCTCCGCACGACAGGTCGGCAAGATTGCTTCCTACCGGAACAGCAGAACTGACTTGTGCGGCAGCCACAACGGTTGCCGTAAATTATGTTATTACAGGACTCAGCTACGATGAAACAACTGGCATCGAGCAAATTAAGGCAGACTTTACGGAAGCCGTGAGAGCGGTCTATGCACAGGCGAAAACCGAAGGAGTTCTGAGGTACAACGACGTAAGACCGTTGATTTCTGCAATCGCAGGAGTCGAGGACTTTGAAACATTCACAATGAATGGGAAAATGCAGAACATCACTCTGAAAAGCGAGGAGTACCCGGACACCGGTACCCTTAATTTTAGTTAGGGGGTGTGAATGTGGAAAAGTTTGATTTAGAGAATTTCCCGGTCAGCGAGAGCGCGAAGAACATGATCGCCTCAGTGTCAGATGGCTTTTACGACAATTCCTATGTTGGAAAGTGGTTGTACGAGGTTATGGGCCAGGAGTACGACACGGCAAGAGAAATAGCTGAGGATATTCTGAACCAGCTATTTCCGGAAACTGCCACCTGGGGATTGATGTACCATGAGATTAAGTGGGGACTGCCGGTGCGAGAAAATCTTCCATACGAGGAGAGGCGACAGCTGATTTACCGGAAGAGAGACTATCGGGCGCCAATGACACCGTATCGGATGGAAGGGTACTTAAAAACTGCTACCGGATTTGATGTACGAATTGCAGACATCAATGATCCTGGAGATTATGGTTTTGTGGCACCACACCCGAATGTGTTCAAGGCATACTTCATGGGTGAGGGAACACTTGCATCGAAGCGGGCGAGAGCCATGCTGAATGAGCTGAAACAGTCACACACGATGTTTACAATGAATGACCGAACCGAGATCGTATCAGACAATCGGAACTTAGAGGAGATGAATCTGAAAAAGGTAATCTTCCATATCGCAGAGTCGTTTTGGTATAGCGATCTGCTGGATGGAAGAAAACTGCTGGACGGTTCTAGCCTTCTTTATCCGTATATGAGATACAATCTGATGCTTGGTTTTAAGTATATACTCGGTGGTTTTACAACCCCGACAGACGCAGACCTGCAGAAGGTAAAATTCAGAGCAAAACAGGAAACAGAAAATGATGTCAAGGCAGGAGCAATCCGGATCGCCTCGGACATCATTTTTTGGAATACGCACCTATTGGATGGTTCGTGGGATTTGGACGGCTCACACAGGCTCGATGTTACACGAGGCTATCAACTGGGCGTTGCAATCGTTGCGATGGTTGCCTTCGCCCATAACGAGGTCACAGACGTATTGAAAGTACGAAGTGCTTATGACCTGCGAACGGGTTCAGATGTTCGGGCGGCAATACGCTCGGAGTTCGAGGCCGACTTTTGGAATACCGTCTATTTGGACGGAAAACTGTTACTCGACGGAAATACGACGTTGGAGTACAGAGGCGGTAATAAACGACTTGAAGCATCAGTTACACACCACATGGGGATCAAAAGAGAAGATTCGGATGTATCGGTGCAGGTCATTACCAAAACAAGGAATTACTGGTTTTTCGATGGCAGCAATATGCTGAACGGTAAGAAAAATCTTAATTCAATTTATAGAAAGGAGTATATCCAATGAGTACAGAAAAGAGCAAAAACGTGGTGATCACGAAGAAAGCCAGGGAGAACCTGGTTAAGGCACGTGCCGGAGCCATTACGCTTCCAAAGATTATCGGTATGGCGTTTGGCGAGGGCGGTGTAAACAGTTCCGGCACGGTCATCGCACCGGCGGAATCCCAGTCTAGGCTCAATAAGGAATTGTTCCGCAAAGCCATTGATGGTTACACATTCCCGAACGACACAACCTGCAGATACGAATGTACCCTTGCAGAGAGTGAACTTGCTGGAAAAGAGATCAGCGAAATCGGACTGTATGACACCAACGGCGACATTGTGTGCATCAAGACCTTTACCAGGAAGGGCAAGGATGATGATGTAGAGCAGACATACGTGCTTGACGACATCTTCTAGGCCAGGAAGGAGGCAAAACGTGAAGAATTACACACCGACAACGAGAAATTTTTCTCAGTCCGTGCCGAATGTTGAGGTTACGGACACGAACCATGCAGACAACATCAACGCAGCATCTAAACAGCTGATTGAGAATGACAATTATCTGAAAGACAGAATGGATGATGAAGGTTTTTCTCTCGTGGATGGTGTTCTGTGTCAGACATTTGAAGAATAAGGAGGCATACAAGAATGAGTAAAGTAACAAAACCGGTAGTGCTGGACGAAACAGCAAAGCAGGTTGTAGCTCAGATGCAGTTACAGAATGAGATTTTAACATCACTTGCCAGCGGCATCAATTATAAGCCGACATCCATTAAGGATGTGCTTAATGTTGTGCGCGCAGGCCAGGCAAGTAAAGTGTTCCAGGTGGGCGATCAGATTATCGTTCCTTGGACGGACATCGCAACGGGGCAGAAATACGATGTACCGCTTGATATTGTAGCTTTTGGAACATCAGCATTGCAGGATGGTGAGGAACTCCCGAGCATGACCGTACAGTGGCACTATGCTACACCGTTCGGGGTGCAGTTCAATCAGTACCAGGCGTTTTTCTATGCGACAGAAGGACTTGCTGCAGGAACGTACTATATTGAGATTGGCACTACATGGGGTGACAAAGGATATTGCGTAGCCGGAAAAAAATACCAGTTTACGCTCACAAAGCCTGTGCCAGCAGGCGGTCAGCTTGCCGGATTCAGAGGCGCACCGGATCAGGCACCTTCTACTTGGAAAGTATATTCATACAACAGTAAGACGGCGGTGGACGCTATTGAGACGGTTTCGGTAACAGAAGGAAGTTCCGGAACAAGCCTCGGAGTCTTAAAGTTCGGAGGAGATGGAAAACTCAACTGCTTGCAGAGAACAGCATACGGCTACAACAGATGGTCCCAGTCAGCAATGAGGCAGTGGCTTAACTCTGATAAGGGAGTAGGCGAGTGGTGGACTCCACAGAATGATTACGACAGATGCCCGGATCAGCTTACAGCAAAGGCCGGCTTCTTAACAGGTTTTGACGCAGATTTCCTTGAAGTCCTCAGACCGACAAAGGTTGTAACAGCGCTCAATACTATTACAGACGCTACGAGCAGCAACTCAGTTGATCCGCTCGAAACAACGTATGACAAAATCTATCTGCCTGCGTTGGAGCAGATGTCTATTGAGCCTCAGCTCGCTGGCGAAGGCACCACATGGGACTATTGGAAGAGAGCGTCCAGCATGACAACGAAGATGAAGCAGTATCAGACATACCCTCAGATTCGTACATTTGCGATTGAGAATCACACTTCACCGCAGTACGTCCGCTTGCGCTCGGCTTATCGTGGCGGTTCGTACATTACGTGGTACGTGAACTCTAGCGGCAGCGTCTACGACGGCGGCACCGCGTACTGGGCCGGTCGCTGCGCCCCGGCTTGTGATTTCTGCTAATCAGCAATCAGTAAATCCCGGCACCCACGGATGCCGGGGATAATTTCAGAGAAAGGAGGAACATAGCGTGTCACAACCAGCTGGAGAAAGCAGAGAAAG